GCAAGGTTCACTGTAGGTTTTAGCCATACAAATGTATTGGTCATCATTGGGGCCTACATTGCGGTGAACAAACAAATCTACAATGTAAGCAACTTTTCCCCTCCTACGACGAGGATTATAATCCCCCGCTATGTAAGGAAGGATATCAACACAATGTTCCCCTGCTTGGGGTTTCCAGAATTTGATACCGCTAGTTTTAGATTGCTCAAAAATTCCACGAAAGGAGCCATAATCTTTTGTTGCGTGGCTGGTTTCTACAGCCTCGTTGAGTTCATTGCTTTCAGTTAATTTCGAACGCAAACTGCTTTTCTTTAGTCCCATTCACTTATTCTCCTTGAGATTTTTATCCGCCTCCAAATTTTATTTTTATTCATTTCTCCTTATCAGTTTCCTTTTTCTTGTACCTAAAGAATATTCTAACCTCTCTGCTGTTGTTTCAGAACCCTTGTCCACCCCTTCTTTATATAATTTCCTTTCTTCTGGGGCACTAGGGGAAGAATATCTATCGGCTAAAATAAGCTGTGTCAGGCCCTTCAGGGCATCCCCTTTGGCAGAAAAGGCTTTTGTTCCCCCAACAAGGATATTTACTTCATGGTCAGCAGCAAATAAATCGGCTTGGGCTTGGCGGTATTCTTGTTGCAACTTAACCCACTTGCCTATAGCTCCTTCTGTTGGTTTAACTAGTTCCTCTGGTGCTGTCCCATCTGCTATTTGCTTCCTTACCCTCAAATCAAGTTCGGCCTCGACAACCTCGAGTCGTTCCTTGGCCTTGTTTCTTTTCAATACCGCGTCAGCCCAAGCCCTGTTGTAAGCTTCTACCAACCCTGGTTGCTTCAACCATTCAAGGTCTAATTGATATTGTGAAATCTGTAAATCTTTCTTGAAATCCAAATCCAAGATTATTCAACTCCCCTACAGGTAGTTAAGATTTTTCTCCATGCTGGAGTCCAGGGGCCATATAATTGGATTTCATTTATAAAAATCTCAGCCTCGTGTTTGTATAGCCCCCAAATTACTTCGTCCGTTTCTTCATCAATTTCTTTTTTAATGTGGCGTAACTCATGATAGAGCAAAGCCTTTTTAGAGTTTTCATCACTAAAATCCCAAGAAGGTCTATGAACCCAAATTACGAAATCATAATTAGTTAGTGTTCTCCAAAAGCCAGTGGTTCTGCAACACTTGCCGCTGTAGGCAGACTTTTTAGTGTTTTTAAATAAATATTTGATTTTGGCTCCATAACAGTCCTGGAGGTGTTCTTCATGTTTAGTTAATACTTCTTCAGCCAATTTTTCAACTTCTGGTGCTTCGAGATACATGGTTTTTCTCCTTTTTAATTATTACATAATTATTTTATCTCTAGCGCTTCACTAATCAACTCCCACCCAACTTCGTTTAGATATTCTTGGATGGATAAGCTTCTTTCATTTATGATGTTTTCTACTTCTTCCAAGGATAAGTCTAAGTTCAGAGTGTCTGTGGCATGAAGAATAATATCTTCCATAGAAAAGGAGCAATATATTCCCTTACACCTATTTTTTTGATTTTTTCGTAAAGCACACATTTAAATTATAACACAAAATTACCAATCCAATATCAACGGTTTTTTCTTAGACCAAGGTTCATCCCTCTTTGCCATTTCAATTTCTATAACCATAGGTACTATTGCCCACGGAAAAGTTTCCACCAAGTCCTTAGTCATAATTTGTTTTAGTGCCTGGAGGACCCTTATTTTTTCCGGTGGATAAATACTCATAACTATAGAATCATGAATTTGCCCCATGATTCTCGACTGCCAATTCTCTGCTTTTCTTAAATTATTTAATTGAATAAAGCACCATAGCAAACAATGGAAAGCAGTGCCTTGTATGCTGGTATTCAAAACTTTGTTTCTGCCAAGATAGCCTTGTCTCTGAAAACCAAAATAGAGAGGTATCTTACCCGTTTTATAATAAAGTTCTAATTGCTCTTCTTTCCATTGGGCGTAAACTTTAAATTTATCCCAAAATTTGTATTCTTCCTGTTCAACTAGTTCTTCAAATTGCTTAAAATTTCTTATTCCCTTATTGGCGAGGTGGGCTAATAGTGGTGTTCCATCAGCAAGGTTTTCATTTTTAGAACTATTCCACAAATTTTCAGCGCAAGCCCCCCACCAAGAACCATAGAATTCCGGAAATACAAATTGATTTTTTGCATTATAACGGAGGACTTTGGTAACTTGTCTTTCTGGGAGCAAGAACAAGCGCATAGCCTGGTCCCTGTGCATATCTGAGGTTTTGTCTTCAATGTATTTGATTAATACTGGGTCTTGAGTATGGCACGCAGCAATACGAACTTCAATGCCAGAAAAATCTGCTTCCAGCAGTTGATGCCCCCAAAAAGGAAAAAAGGCCCCCCTAACAATATCGCTGGTTTCTTCATCCCTCACGGGTTGGTTCTGGAAATTTACCTTATCCGAACTTGACCTGTATGAACGTGCCAAATGCAAATTAAAAAATGGGTGCAATTCTCCATCCCATGCCTCTTTTATTAAGCCAACAATAAAAGTAGAATGGGTCGTTTCATATCTTCTATAATTAATAGTATCAGAGATAAGGGGACCAATTTGACTAGCCTGGTCCCTAGCCAAAATATCTAATACAGCTTTATCCACTTTAGGGTTGCCCATTGGGTAAGCTTTAGTCGGGGGTGTTCTGGCTATAGGTTTCAGCCCCAAATCGGTATACAAAAGTTTTCTCAACTGCACATCAGATTTAGGATTGAATTTATTCCCAAAAAACCTCTTTACATTAGCATCATTTAATATTTTAGTTCTTAATTGTGATATTTTATCCTCAAGTTTGCCCTTCTCAATATCAAGGTATTTTTCGTCTATCCTAATCCCGGCTTGTTCCGCGTCAACAAAGGCCAAGGAACCTTCTTTAAAAAATTCAAATCCATATTCCAAAGTATTCAGCCCCGTATGACCAATAGCCTTCATTTCTTTTGTTTGGTCGCAGTATAAACGAGCCTCCCACCCGGCATCATCACCTACTCGTTGCAATATTATGTCTTTAGGTGCTTTAAGTATATTGTTAAAATCATTGCCATGAGGAGCTCTCAGCCAAGGGTCTGATTCATCCTTAAATGTCATTTCCCCATAGCGAATAGCAATTTGAAATTTTAATGCGGTGATTTCTTCTCTGTCATCTAGGCAATGAGCAGCTAATTGTGTGCACCAGTGCCAATTTTGTACTTCAACTCCTAAAATAACCCTGCTCCACAGTTCCTCGAACTTCATGGCATGAGCAACTTTAGGAATCTCTGGATTTACTAGTATATTTATCCAGTCTTCTTTTATTTCTTCTAAGAAAGGAAAAGCAAAAGATTCTCTGCCATCTCTAGAGAATCCTGCATAAACAATTTTATGTCCCTCTCGATAAGGCTTGAGTCCTGTAGTTTCATAATCAAAAACGAAGGGGCGTTTATCTTCTAAAGCTCTCCTGAGTAGGGAGCGAATAGACAAGACACTTGTGATTTTGTTTACCTTTGGCTTCCAAAATTTTGGAAGAGGTCTGCGACTATTATTAATGGCATTTTCAATATCTCTTCGAAAAACCCCCCCTAGTCCTCTATCATTGGGGTTGCGTATAAGAAAACTTGGATGGTACTGTGGTAATATCCAAGCATTGTATTCATAATTGGGAATACACCATCCCCGCCATTTAGCCATGTTGGGATCTTCCTTTTCAAAATCCCAAAAGAAAGATTTAACAGCAGAACCCCCCATTAACCAAATAGCTCTGGGGGAACATTCCTTTATTTGGGACCAAACTTCTTTTCTACAGCACTCAATTTCATAATTTGTAGGTTTTCTATTTTGTGGGGGCCGGCAACGGCATGCATTACTTTTCCAGAAATCTCTGTCTAAATCTAATTTAAAATGATTCAATTCAGAGCGCAGATATTGTCCAGCATCCCCAATCAACTGGATGCCTTCTAAATCTTCTGATAATCCAGGGGCTTCTGCAACAACGAAAATTCCCAATTTCCCCTCACCTGTAGGTTTCATGTGAGGAGTTTTTGCGCCAGCATACAAACCACACCCAGAACAAGACAAGACTTTGGTCTTGATAGTTCTAGCTATGGGTTGGGCATTTTCTACTTTATTTGGCCAAAAGAATTTAGCCATTAGCTCCACAACTCAAAATCTTCAAGTCCTCTTTCTAAAACAAACTAATCTGGAAGACCAAGAACTTTAACCATTTTTTCATTTAATCCTCCTACAACCGCCGTCACAAACGCCGTCAAGGGATTGACGGCGGTAAAACTCAAGCAGATAGAGGGTTTTCATTAAATCGCCGTCACTTTTTTCACTAGGGGGAGTTAAAGGTACAACAGAATTATTTTCCAAAACACCTACCCCCTATTTTCTTGACGGCGTTTATTATATTCCTTTTGAAAAACAATAACTTAACCGCCGCCAAAAGGGTGACGGCGGTAGTGACGGCGTTTAACAATCCCTGTTGTCCTCCTCCGGCAGAAAATAGACCGTTGATTTCCCTTGCCTGTGGGATTCTACTCCCAGGTTTTTGAGAGCCTTGGCCCAAAACCATTCCCCCACGTTGTCAAAAAACAAAATTACTCTAAATTCATCCCTAAACTTTTAAGCCGCAATTCCATTTCGTGGAACTCGAGATGCCGTAACAATTTTTCATGATTCTCTTCCTCAAAAGACTTTTGAACAGAGGCTCCAGGGCCGCCACGTTCTTTTCGTTCACTTCAAAGGCCATGGCTCATACCTCCACCGCAATCACCGTGGTGGTATCCACCCCGAAGACGTCGATCACCTTGACACAAATCCGGTGGGTCCCCTTTTGGGCATACTCCCAGCCCAGGTCGGTGCGGGTCTTGAGGGACCGGTCCTTGCGCGTCCGGAAGTCCTGCCAGTGGTGCTCGAAGGGTTTGCCGTCCCGCCACTCGAAATCCACCGCCCAGAAGTCGATGAAGTCAAAGGGGGAGGCAACCGCCCTCTCCCGCAGGGCCGCCATCTCGGCCTCCGGGGCCTCGGCCAGGGCCGGGGTGAAGCGCACCAGTTCCACGTCCACCTTCTTGCCCTTGCTCACCGCTCTGGCTTCCAGGAAGCCCGCCTCGAAGAACTGGCACTCGGTGCGGTTGGGCTCCATGATCTCCCGGGGGATGTATTTCAGGCGGATGGTGAGGCCCGTTTTGGCTTCAATGGCCTGCTTCTTGGCGGCCAGCTCCATCTCGAACTCCCAGGCCAGGCAGTGCAGCTCCCGGCCCCCTGCGGCCCGGGCAGCCTCCGCCGCGGCCTTGAGTTCCGCAAAGGCAAAGATGCTGTCAATCTGGTCCACATGCACCAGGGCCCCGTGCTTCTTGCCGTGCAGGAGGGCGCTGGGCGGGTTGTCCAGGGGTGCGGCTTTGTAGAATTGCAGGACGATGCGCCGGTGCTCGCCGTCCGCACCCTTGAGGCGCTCCACCTGCCACCACTGGCGCTCATACCGCCCCAGGTTGTAAATGTCAAAGGAGCGGTAAGGTTTGCCCGCGGCGTGTAGTTCCCGTTGCACTTGGATGAGGCGTTTGCGGCTAACGTGGATGGCATAGCGGCCCAGGTCTACACCAATCCAGCGCCGCCCCAGTTTTTCGGCCACCGCCATAGTTGTCCCTGAACCACAAAAAAAATCTGCGACCAAATCACCTTCGTTTGATGAAGCTCTAATGATGCGCTCAAGAAGAGCTTCAGGTTTTTGTGTGTCATACCCTTGGTTTTCTGCGCTCCCCCCATAAAGGCGAAAAATATCATCCCAAAGATTATATATTGGTTCTGCTTCACTATCTCCTGGTCTTAATTTCCTATAAGGGTTGCCCGTAGATGACCAGCCAAGGTTTCCGGCTTCATCAAGGTTTTTTAGATTCTCTTTGGTCATTCGCCATCCACAAGGTGGTGGAGTATAACCCTTATATTCGTATACTAAATTTGGACGTAGGCCCATTGATCGAGAACGTATAATAGGCCCCTGGTAATATTTGCCATATTGGTCTGTATAAGGGAATTTCTCTTCGATTTCCTCAGCCGTTAAAGGCCTTTTTACAGATTGAATTTCAAGTGTGTATGAATTTCCTTTCGATAAAATGAATATTGTGTCGGTAGCTTGTCCGTATTTTTGTCTTTTATACTGAGACCCTTTTGGGTTATTTGTTCTTTTCCAAATTATTTCATTTATTAAGTTATCTTTTCCAAAAACCTCTTCTAAAACTAATCTTAGATAAGAGTTGACTCGATAGTCACAATGCACATAAATACTCCCTTCTTCGCTCAATAAATCACGAATAAGCGTCAACCTCTCATACATCATATGGATATAAGAATCTGTGCCTTTGCCCCAAGTATCGCGATAAGCAACCGCTTCCAAGATGGACTGTTCCTTCTGAAGTGTATCGCCTTCATCACCCAACTGGACCTGCATGGAAAAATCCGCACCCACATCAAAAGGCGGGTCAATGTAGATCAGGTCCACTTGCCCCCGGAATTTCTCCAGCAGGGCGGCCAGGGCCAGCTTATTGTCTCCCCAGATGAGGAGGTTGCGGAAGTCGTCCCGGTGGGCCGACTCGGGCTTCCACAGCAACCCCTGGGCCTTGCTCCGGTCCCGGGGCTCGTCAATGGTCTCGATGCGCTGAAGCGGCAACGGCGACGCGGGCAGCTTGATAGGCCGCCGGTTGCCGTATTCATCATACTTCCCCTCCCAGACCAGCTCCGTCTTCAAGCGGCAAAGAGGGTGAGGGTTAGCCGGTCCCCACGGAGTATCATTATTTTTACGATTGCCCATTTTCAAGCTCCCCAAATAGGATTTTTCGTTACAAATTTTGCATTGATAAATTGTTACAAGATCAAAGGGGCCATTATTTTCTGATCCAATTTTTTCAAAAAACTTTGTATAGTTCTGCATATTCTTCAGTATACCTCTCCAAGTCATTATCAAGAACAAACCATTCGGTAACCTTTACTTTGCCAGTAAATTCAAAGGTTTTTTTATTCCTGATTAAATAATAGGGAATCCACTGTTCTTTTCCCCCTATGATGAATAATACCGCCCTTTCGCTCTTATATTCAACAGAGTCAAATACTATGGTCAGTGACATGGTTTTCTTTTAAAAAGTTGGTTACACATTCAAATATTTGCTTGAAAGTTTTTTCATGATTTTTTGTAAATTGGGGATCTTCTATTTTTCTATTACTTAGTGTTTCCTTTGAATACTTATATAGTGGGGAAATTTTGTTCATATTCCTATTATAAAACAATTTTCTTATTTTCCTGGCGTGACTTTGTTGCATATATAAAATAATATCTGCCCAATTAAACAGATCTTCGGTTATTTGCTTTGCAACAATAGGTTCTGGCTCAAAGCCATATCGTGTTAAGGTGCCCATCATTTCTGTAGTCGTTTTTTTGCCGTTGTTTTTGGGGGTTGTCCCCGCTGAATCAACTTCGTATCGGTTCGTCATTTGTTTCATAATTATTTCTGCTGCTGGGGAACGATTAATATTCCCTGTACAGACAAATAATATTTTTAATTTAGCCATTTTTCTATATTCTTTACGGCCTCTTCTCTGTTTCTATGAGCAACATTAGTAAAATCAAACCCCCGTTGCAACCTGGGGTCAAATCTTTTTGGCTTAGGAAATTTTAGGTTAGGATGCCTTTTCAGAATGTCTATGGGCGGAATATTTGGACTATTTAATGCAAGATTTAGGAACTCGGAACACCAAATGAAACAGCTTTCTATCTCCCATAAATCTAACGTGCCAAAAAAATGGCGAAATTCCACCGTATTTGTTTCCCATAGTTGCCTGAGATTTACTGCGTCTCTCGGGGTGGCATTCCACAAAAGTTCCCCATTCTCACCATTTATTGCATGGTTATCGTGGAATTCTTGGGGAGTTGAGGAAGCCATAACTTTGAGATAAGTTTTAAGATTAGGTTTTTGCCTATGGGAAACCAAATTTCTTCTGTACCTTAATTTAGCTAACTGGTAGTCTTCCTCTTTTGGAAAATACAAACGGGAGGGTTTTTCTATAGGATCTATAATATTAAAGATTTTTCTATCCATGGTATTGGCATAAAAATATATCTTCTTCATGCTCTCCAAGTCTTTAATCAAGTCTGGGACCCCCAAATGTATATGCAAATTACATTTGTAGTTTATTACGGGTTTTGGGTCTAAACAGGAAAGAACATTTTCAATGACCTTTATCTGTTTTTTAATTGTGTTGGTGGGTTTTGTATTTATTTCCCCGCCAAATTTACAAGTTTTTCCTAAAGGGTCATTGGCTATACCATTAGAATTTACTATAGTATAGTCTTTTTTATTCCAATGATTTCCCTTTGGTAGAGGATTATTAATATCTACATCAGCGAATTCTAATTCGCATCCATAGGTGAAAGTTTCCAATTTATACATTAGACTAAAGATTACTTCAATTTCCTCACTTTTTTTGGTGTTAGGCTAAAGACTACTTCAATTTCCTCACTTGGTTGTAGTCCTCCCCACCAACTTGTGTCCGAATCCCCGGATAAGTCTATCAAGTTATCCGCATGGAAAGAACAGACATACCAATATTCACCAAATAACTGGTAACCAAGATGAAGAAAGTTAGTATCTTTTTCATCTTTTCTTAAAGTTACTACCGCTTTTGTATCCATATTTTTCCCTTCCTTTCTATAAAAATTTTCTAATGCCGCCTTGTCGTTCCAATATTTGGTTGGGGTTATACATACCCATTAAACCCCTCCTAATTCCCTGCCATCCACTATATTCCCCCAACCATTCCTTGGGGAAGTGTTCTTTTCTAAAGTCCCACATAACAGTCCAATCAACCCCATCTGTTACTCTATTTTGCATTTCTAAAATCTCCACCATAAGTCTATCTATGTAATAACCTAAATATCTAGTCCTCCAATACATTTTCTTGTAAGAACACAAGGAAGTTTCTACAGACCAATAGGAGACATTTGCAGAAGGATATTCGTTCTTTAGTTCACCTACCAAAATGTCCAGTTTTTCTTGCAAGAAGGTATAGTCTGTTTTAGTTAATTTCAAATTGTTTTTACGAACAACTAGGTCGTCTCTCCCTACAGCATAACACAGTCCATTTCTAGAAGATTCAGCTTCCTCCAGCTCCAAACTATTAATCTCTATTGGGAGTTTGGTGAGAAATTTGAGACATTCTAAATAAATAAACAAAGTAAACCTGCCCATATAATAAAAAGTACTAGCAAATTTATATAAATTATTATAAGACTCTATCGGATTATCTACTATCCTCTTTTCAAATGATAGTTGCTGGCTTTCCCCTATCCGTTCCCTATAATCAATAAACATGGATAACAGCATATCAAAAGATTTTACTTTAAGCCTATCCGTTTGAAATATAGTCTTATGTTTGTTTTTTAACCACCAATTTTGTAACCTGCGAGCATCTACATTTTCATAATCTGGAAACTCATTATACATATAGTAAACAGTAGGAGAGCAATAACAAGTGGCATATAAAAAAGCCAACCAATATCTTTGCTCCAAATTAAGCTCAAAGCGATTAGCAACATATTCTAGGGCTGGATAAGCTGGGTCGCAGTCACCAATTTGTGTCATATCAATATGGTACTGTTTGTAATCCGACCAGCGTTTCTCAAATAAGTTCATTTAGTTTTAATAATTTATAAGGAGAAATTTCCTTTGTTTTAACTTTTAAGGCCCTTTGTGCTATATCCGCAGTTGAACAAACAAAGGCAGCTTTATCCTTAATAAAATAGTGCAAGGGGCGATCCTTATTACGAATAGCGAAAACATTTTTATCAATATCTAGCCAAACTACCGCGCAAGAACCACCTATCTTTTTAATTATACTCTCTGGGGAATTGCCTTTTTCCAGTAATCTTAAAAAAACTTCGGAATCATTTTCTGTATAACATTTTATATCATATTCCTGTTCATATTCCTCTTTTGGTTTCATAGAAATTACACCATTCATGGCTATAGAAAATCTTTTGGAGTTTAATGGTTGATTATTATTGGGATTAGACCAATCTCCAGAAGTACAGTAACGATTATGATATATGAATTCGTTAGACAAACTTTGAGCAAAGTCATCTATTTCTATAGGCAAAGCAAAAAATTTTTGTGTCAAGATTTTACTTGTTACATAAGAATATCCAAAAGAATGTAGGCCCCTTATTTTGGATTCCCTAATGAGTTTCAGCAACATTTGTATATGTGCAGTTGTTTTCTTTTTCGTTTTAAATGCAATTATACCACACATGATTTTTCCTCGAGGGCCTGGGTCAACATGATAATGCTGTCTTTGAAAGAGCGGTTGCCCTCCACCTGGGAAAGTTGGAGGAAAAGACCCCTAACTGCGACCTTACTTATACCGTAGGTTTCCTGCCAGTTCCCAATTATTGAGAGGATTTCCTTTTTAGTCCGGTGACTAATGGCCATGGGTTACTCCTCTGTTGTCCTGTGGCACCACAAGTAGGACAAATTGGTTGCCATTTCCTTCTTTCTGGGAATCTAACACTAAGCAAGAGCTGCCACAAATGACCACAACATCGCCATTCTCTGCACTTCCAGGTGAATCTGCCGGAAGTATGAATAAATTCGCACGTTTCCATTTACGTTTCTATTATTTGACATTTGAATCCTAACATATTCCCATACAAATACATTTCCATAGCTTTGGAAATCGTAGTTTTAACGAACTTTTCTGATCGAGAAGAACCAGAAGATTCCCTCCTTTTTGCACTTTCTTGTTTTTTAGTTATAAAAAGGTAAAGCTCCACCGGAATGTTCAGCCCCCCAATGAATTTAAAAAAGGGTTTAGAGCTTATGCGATCACCTTCCATGACTAAAGTTTCATATTTATTTAAAATAGTTGGTATGTACTTCTTAATTGTTGGTAATGAAGCATATGATAAAGTATCTGTTCCTTCACATCTTTTATCTACGTTGTAATGTCCCAACAAAATAGTCTTGTCCACAATACAACATTTTAATAATTTTACAGGCTCTATATTAGTTACTGAATCTGTAACAAAGTTTTCTTTAACAAATGTAGTTTTTCCAGAGGCCGATTGACCTATAACAATCACAATTCTCTGTAATTTTGGTTTTTGTGAGGATAAAAATTCTTTAATGCCAGTAGTCGTTTTCTTTTTTTTCTTCACTTTTTGAAACCAATCAGAGCTATATGCCTGTCTATTTTTAGATCTCTAATCCTTTCCAGTTTCAACCCACTAAGCCACGCGGAAGCATAAACATTTACACCCAAACTTTCTGGAGCAAAGGAATAAGCTGTTGTACCAAGTTTTTTAATTGCTTCTTTTACAGCAGTATTCAGCCTTTTTCTTACCCCTGGTTGCCAATATAGCACATTTTTCGTTTGCCTTTCTGTCCAATGGGGGTATTTTTCTTTCAGCTTTTTAGCGTGGTCCTCTAAATTAAATTCTACATATACAAAATACATAGGTTTGCTTAAATCAAAAAGGACTTCAGCTCTTGGTGATTTGGGGGGACATTTATCCTTTATTCCATATAAAGGGCAACCTTTTGGGTGATTAGGATATGGTAGTTTACACAGTTCTTTCATCCTGGTGTTTACTACCAACTTTTTAACGGGGAGTATCTTTCCCATTTCGATTGTCACTGAGTTGGAATTATAAACCTTTCCCAAGAACATCCTTCCGGCAGGGGCTTGGGGAGAAGAATTTCTATTTTAGAAATAATGTCTCCTTCTTTCAATTCGGCAGGTCCAGTCCAGTAGAGTTTTCTACCATCTTCCATAGTAAGTATTAAAATCTGATATTCTTCGGGGCTTTTCATATTTGCAAATTTATCCCCTCTTCCACCCAACGCCCTTC